CCAACCAAAGGAGCAAGCATGGATCAGGAAGAAGTACCGCTGGACAAGCTGGTGCGCATCTACATGAAGATGCGGACGAAGCTGTCCGAACTTGATGCCGAGGTCGAAGGCATCAAGGAGCAACAGCAGTTGATCAAAACCGAGATCAAAGACCGTATGAGGTCTGTCGGCGCCAAGTCGATGAAGACCGAATACGGCACTGTGTCGCTGACCGAGAAGACGCGCTACTACACCCAGGACTGGGACTCGTTCAAGCGCTTCGTCATCGAGAACGACGCAGTCGATCTGTTGGAGAAGCGCATTGCGCAGACCAACATGAAGCTGTTCTTGCAAGAGAACCCCACACTGGTGCCCCCGGGTCTGAACTCGGACACCGAAATCGACGTTTCAATCCGCAAGGCTGCGGCGTAAGGAGCTATCCACGTGAGCAATATCGCACTCTTTTCTTCGTCCAACGTTCCGGCATTCGCCAAGAAGCAGGAGCTGTCGGCACTGGCCAAGTCGCTCTCGGGCGGCGCTGGTGGCGGCGGCAAGCGCATCTCCATCAAGGGCGGCGTGTTCCGCCTGCTGGTGGACGGCAAGGAAATCGCCGCCATCGAGGAGCGCTACCTCGATGTGGTCCTGGTGAACGCCGCGCCCAAGATCGGGCGCACGTTCTACATGAAGACCTACGATGGCGACACGCCCAGCGCCCCGGACTGCTGGAGCGCCGACGGCGAGAAGCCCGACGCCACCGCTGCCAACCCGCAAGCGTCGAACTGCGCAAGCTGCCCGCAGAACGCCAAGGGCTCGGGGCAAGGCGACAGCCGCGCCTGCCGCTTCAGCCAGCGTCTGGCCGTGGTGCTGGCCAACGACATCGAGGGCGATGTCCTGATGCTGCAGGCGCCTGCGGCGTCGATCTTCGGCAAGGCCGAGGGCGAGAACATGCCGCTCCAGGCGTACGCTCGGTTCCTGGCGGCGCAAGGCGTGTCCCCCGAGACGGTGGTCACCCGGATGAAGTTCGACACCAAGGCGGAGGCGCCCAAGCTGTTCTTCAAGCCCATGCGCTGGCTGACCGAGGAGGAGTACGCCGCTGCGACGCAGCAGGGGCAGAGCCCGGAGGCCAAGCAGGCCATCACGATGACCGTGGCGCAGATGGACAAGGTGGCTGCTCCTGCTCCCATGGAGCTTCCCGGCAAGCCCCCGCAGCGCGCGGCTGCGCCCGCCCCTGCCCCGGCGCCTGCGGCTGAGGATGATGACGAGCCCGCGCCGCCCCCGCCGCGTCGTGGCCGTCCGCCCAAGGCTGTCGTCGAGGCCCGCAAGGCCGCAGAGGCGGCTGCAGAGGAGCCGCCCGAGCCGGTCGTCCAGCGTGCGCCTGCCCCGCCCGCTGCCGCGCCCAAGACCCCGCTTGCGAAGCTCGCGGAAGATTGGGATGATGAGTGAGTAACTGGGGGCGGCACTGCCGCCCCCTTTGTCATATGCCCTACTCAACCGACACCATCTACAGAGTCAAGAAAGGATCGCACAGCCTGGGCAACACGCTTGGGCGCCTTGCGGTTGATCTTGACTTCTCCGTACAGCGCATCGCCAAGGCCACAAACGCCACTAGGCAGACCGTTTACAACTGGTTGTCTGGAGGTGAAGTGATGGGCGCCTACCGCCCGAATGTCGAGCGCTTGATCAACATACTGAAGACAGCAAGAACTGCTGACGAAGCCTGGGGAGTAGCATGCCGGGAATTCAACCTTCAAGCCTGACGCCGAGTGAACTCGTGCGCTACGCGGATCAGTTTAATCACAACGGTCTGCCGAAGCACTGGTGTCAGGAGCTTATCGCCATGCTCGACGCGTATGTGACGAAGTACGGCGACGAGGCAGTAGCGAAGCGCCCAGAGCAAGCGTCCCTTTTCTGAGGGGGATTGCTCTTCATGGAACCGCAAGAGTTTCTTGCGGCGGTATTGCCGCCGCCAGGGCACGGCTACTATTGCGTAGCCGCAATAACCCCCAAGAAAAAAGAGCACCACTTTGTTCAAGAAATCGAAGGGCTGCTGCCTAAGACGCAGCAGTGGCTAGACGAGCGCAAGGATGTGTACTTTGCGCTGTCCACGTTCAAGGAGCGGGGTTCTCGCGAAGCAGTCAACGCGGCATACATCAAGTCCGTGTTCATCGACATGGACGGCTACGCCTCCAAGAAGGCTGCAGCGGAGGCACTGAGCGCGTTCCTTGAGCGCACCGGCCTCGACACGTTCGGCACCCCATGGGTGGTGGCCTCGGGCGGCGGGCTGCACTGCTACTGGGCGCTGGAGGAGCCGGTCGAGATCGCGCAGTGGAAGCCCGTGGGCGAAGCGCTCAAGCGCCTGTGCAAACAAGAGGCGCTGGCCATCGACATGACGGTGCCGGCTGACGCCGCCCGGGTGCTGCGCATCCCTGGCACGTTCAACTTCAAGCCGAAGTACCCCGAGCCCAGGCCCGTCAAGCTGCTGGTCGAGGGCTGCACGGTGCCGTTCGAGGCGTTCTCCCAGCACATCTTCTCGCTGGTGGGGGAGCCCGAGGCGCCCATGCCCACGCTGTCCCTGCCAGGGACACGCCCGACGCCCACGGCGACCGGCGTGAAGCTCATGGAGAACAGCACCACCCGGTTCAAGAACATCCTACAGCGCACCGTTGCAGGCGACGGCTGCGCCCAGCTTGCGCACTTCGTCGAGCACGCGGCTGACGAGGGCATGGAGCCGCTGTGGCGCGGCTGGCTGTCCCAGGCGAAGTACTGTGCGGACAGTGAGCGCGCCGCGAAGTGGCTGAGCGATCTGCACCCCTACGACGCGCAGCGCATGCAGATCAAGCTGCGGGAGATCAAGGGGCCGTACCCCTGTCTGAAATTCGACAGTGAGAACCCGGGCGTCTGCGAGGGCTGCAAGCACTTCGGGAAGATCACCAACCCCCTGGCGCTCGGCAGAGAACTGATCACCGACAACGCACCGAAAGAGATCGAGATCACGCCGGCTGATCCAGAAGATCCCGAGGCGCCACCGGTCAAGGTCATCCGCCCCACGCCCCCCAAGGGCTACTCATACGGCGCCAACGGCGGCGTCTACGTGGACAAGATGGTGGAGGAAGCCGACGGCACGAAGCGCAAGCGTCAGGTGCTCATCCTCCCCTACGATCTGTTCGTCGTGGACCTCCTGAGCAAGGAGGGCGAGCACACCGTCCACATGGTGGCCAACCGGCCCAACAAGGCCATCGACATCCTCATGGCGCAGCGCTACGCGGTGTCCAAAGATGAATGCATCAAGACCCTTGCGCAGCAGAACATCATCGCGTCTTACGGCCCCAACAACGATGTCAACCTCTACGAGTACGTCAGGGCGTGCGTGGTGGAGGCCAGCACATCCAAGCAACCGGTCATCATTCCGCAGCAGTACGGTTGGCAAGAAGACGGCTCGTTCGTCTACTCGGGGCGGGTGTTCCGCCCCGACGGCACCTCCCGCACGGTGCCCATGCCTGACCTAGCGAACCTCACGCGCAACACGCGGCAGCAGGGCACGCTGGAGGAGTGGCGCAAGCTGCCCCAGATGCTGATCAGGCGCAAGCTCTTCGACCATCTGGCCATCGCCAGCATCGCCTTCGGCTCCCCGCTGATGCGCTTCACCCAGATGAGCGCGTTGACCTTCCATGCAGGCTCGACCGACTCGGGCACCGGCAAGTCGCTGGCCCTGTCGCTGCTGAACTCCGTGTGGGGCCATCCGATCCGATACCGCACGGGCAAGAGCACGAGCCCGGTGACCATGCAGCAGCGCATGGGCAACCTCAACAGCCTGCCGTTCACCAGCGACGAGATCACGCACAAGTCGCGGCAGGACATGGAGTGGTTCCCGGGCTTCATCTTCGATGCGTCCGAGGGCCAGGGCAAGGAGAAGAGCGAGGCGCACCACAACCGCGAGCGCATCAACAACGTCTCGTGGTCCATGATCCCGCTGCTGACCTCCAACACGCACATGCACGACTACATGTCGGGCGCGCGCAACCACACCTCGCAGGGCGAACTGCTGCGCATGCTGGAGTGGACGCCGGAGGTCAAGCTGGAGTGGACGCCGGAAGAGGAAGAGCTTCTGAAGCTGCTGAACAACCACTACGGGGTGGCAGGAGAGCGCTACGTCAAGTGGCTTGTGCAGAACCAGGAGCAGGCGCGTAGCATCACGATGCAGGTCATTGCGCAGATCAAGCGCGACTGGCAAATGAGCGGAGACGAGCGCTTCTGGGCTGCTGGCTGTGGCTGCGTGATCGCCGGGGCGATACTGGCGTCGAACAAGTACGCGAACATCATCGACCTGCCGGTGGACGGCATTATCGAGAGCCTGCACAAGCTGGTGATCAAGGCCCGCAAGATCGTCAAGTCGGGTACCCGCACCGCCGAGGATGTCCTGAACGCGTTCACCCGGGAGCACTTTGGTTCGTTCGTGGTGCTGCGCATCAGCAACGGGTCGCTCATGGCGGCACTGGGTAACGGCCAGGAGATCGACCAGACCATCACGCGCAGCAAGGTCATGGGGCGCGTAGAGCACGAGATCGCCAAGCGTGGCTACGTCGAGTACTTCATCGAGGAGCAGGTGCTCAAGGCGCACTGCGTGTCGATGTCGTTCGGCTACGAGGCGTTCAAGCGCAACATCCAGGCCATCCGAGGCTACGTCGTGCAGTTCACGCGCAAGGACATGATGGCCAAGACCAAGGGTCCGCAGATGCGCGTGCGGACGATCAGCATCAGCCGCCCCATCGAGGACGACACGAATGCCGAGCTACTTCCCGTGGGACAAGCTTGAGCGGGGGCAGGGCTTCTTCGTTCCCGCGCTTGACCTGGACGCCATGCGAGAAGCGGGACTGCTGGCTGCAGTCCCGCTGCGCTTGAAGGACGCCCGCGCTACCTACGGCATCAGGGACGGGCAGCTTGGGGTGCTGTTCTACCGGAAAGCCCCTGCACGGCCTGAGCGAGACGAATCTTCGCCTGACGCGCCCGGTCAAGCTCCGCCCGCTTCCGATCAGGCGTGAGGGTGGACGCCCGCACCTGACGTTCGAACTCGGTGATCTGCCCCATCTGCTCCCTGAACGCGCCTGCCACGGACGCCAGGGATAGCTCGTCGGCCTTCTCCTCGGCGTAGCGCTTGGCCTGCTCGGGCTTGTTTTCCGCGAGCATGCGCTTGTAGGTCTCCTGCACCTGACGGACCTTGTTCATGCGCTCGTAGACGAGGTCGATGATGCCGCTGGCGTCCTTGGGCTGGAACAGCGTGCCGACCAGCGGGAGGTCTGACGGGCGCTTGGTGGCAGGCGCAGGGCCCTCGCCAGTACCGGCAAAGGGCGCACTGAGCGCGGAGATGAGCGCCATGCCCATCTGGCCGGTGTAGCCGCTGATCAGGAACTCCAGCTTGATGGGGGAGAAACCCGTCATCTCGCCCACGGTTTTGGCAAGCTCCGTGGTGCTCTCCCGCGCACGGTACCCAGGTTCGATGGCTTGCTCCCGAGCGGACTCGATGTCGCGCCCGGTGTAGGCCGACACCCCGAAGCCAACCTCCAACAGCGGCTTGACGGCTGCAGGGATCATGTAGGACGAACCGCCAGGGATCATCTGCTGCACGATGTGCTTCAGCGCCTTGAGGGCTTCTTCGCCGCCTTCCTCGTTGGACAGGGTGTTCACGATGGCCTCGGGCAGCGCCTTGAAGATGTAGCCCAGTTCGAACGGGATGGGCAGGCGGATGGGCTGCTCGACGCCCGGGAGCGACACGAACCAGTTCCCGTACTTCTCCTCGGGCTTGGCGTTCTTGTACGCCTCGTCGTCCTGCATCGCCATGGCGTAGGCAATGCTCAAACCGAACAGCAT